TGATTCGCGTCTATCTAATTCAATACCAATAGTTCTACCATGTTCTTCTAACTCTTTTTTTGACATTTTTTTCAATTCACTTTCTGACATTACTTTCTCCTCAATCTAAGTCTAATGGATTTTTTGGCTTTTCAATTTTACCTTGTTGAGCCATTTTAAAATGTTTCAAGCTTTTATGGGCGCTTCTCATTAATCTACCTTTATCGATAGAAGATTTTTGTTTATTATATGCTATCATAAATTGTTGTGCATCTCTACTAGAAACTTGTGATGACGAACCGTCTAAGAAGTTTACTTTATTACCATTTAGAGAAATTGCTTTCCTCATTTGCATAACAAAGTTAGAATCAGAGGATACATCATCTTCTTTCTTTGGCCGTCCACGAGCTTCATCAATTTCTACTTCTTCTTTCATCGCTTGTTTTGTAGCAGTTGCATACATAACATCTTTCCAACGATCGCCATAACGTTTTTTCAGATCACCACTGTTTTTCTTCATACCTTTAACAATTTCTTCACGCTTCTTCATCTGAACATCAGACATTTCATGAAGCGATGACAATGAATCTCTGACTTGCGCTTTCAATTTAAGACCAAAAGTTGTCCCCTTTTCCCATTCCGCGTATGCTTGAGAAGGACTAATTTTTCTAACTTTCATCAAAGAATGAATTTTAGAAACTGCATTTCTTACTGCTGAATCTTGAGCGAGTTTAAGTGTTTTTGGTTCTTCATCAAGTTCAACTTCTTCTCTGACATACTTTCCACTTACAGTCATTTGCCATCCTAGATCCGAAAGTGCCTTGTGCATTGCCTTACTATGATCGTCGACAGTAGATATATTCATTTTTTTAACTTTTTGTTTTGCTAAAGCAACTACACGATCTGGAACACCAACATAATTGTCACCTCTAATAATATGTTTTGCTAATCCTTCATCAAGGTCAACTTCTTCTTTTGCCATCATTGTACGAGCATCGTCCATTGATGGTTTAGTGTCGATCTTGTCAGGTTTATCACTTAACTCATCATTTTTCTTTTTCTTTTTCTTTTTGTCGTTCTTACCGTCGCCATCCATATCGTTCTTTTGAGCACCGGTCATTTCATCTTCGTCATCTTCCATATCATCATCGTCATTATCATCGTTCTCTTTGACCTTGGTGGCTTCTTTCATTGTCTTCTTTACGGCTTTACGACGATTGTGTAGATACTCATCTGAACTATCTACATCACCATCGTTATCAATGTCTTTGTCTTTACGATCAGCATGAGAACCCTTTAATGCCTTCGCATCTACAGGATCTAACGCTTCTTTCTTGCTTTTACCCGTCATAATTTCTGTGACGACTTTAACAAGATCATCGGGGCTATTAAAGAGATTCTTAGGGAACATTTTATTTCTTCTTTTTACTATGCATGTGGGATTCGGATTTGGTGATTTCAATGTCTTTAGTAGAAACCTTCTCTGTTAGACCATTGCGAAAAACAACTGTATACCACTCAACTTGACCATTCTCATCTGGATCCGCATGTTGTTCAGAGATAGTAATACCCTCGCCATATTCTTCATGTACTACATGAGTAGCACAATCATGCATGGTATCTTTAACATCTTCGCCGTCTTTTTTCTCTTCTATTTTTACTAATTTGTCGGAAATCATATCATCAAGTTGTCCAAACTCTTTATCCGTAAGCGCACCCGTTTGTTTATATACACGTTCAAAAGATTTTTCAAGTTTCTCTAAATCTTTAGCACTTTTTGCTTTCTTGATACGAGCAACAGCAGATTTGAAATTTGAAGCATCTTCATCAAGGTCAACTTCGGTTTCTTCACGAAGATAACGACGCCCTGTGGGAGTTAGAATGTAAGACATTTTTATTTCCTCTATGTTTTTCTATTATTTATATTATCCTGCACTCTGATTGACTAGATAGTCTCTAGCAGAGTTTAGATGGTCTCCGGCTACTGCAATTTTGTTTGTTAGCCAAGTTGGTAGTGAACTCTCTTTGTCCATAGCCTGTAGTACTTCTTGTAGTTGTTGAGCATCTTCAGCGAGAGACTGTAGTTTAGTAATCATACTAACAACATCAGTATGTCCGTCTTCTTGTAGATAACTGTGCCCATCCCTAAACAGACTTCTTATAGTGTTTTCCAGACTTTTCATATTTTTCTAACCTTAATACTAGTTTTGTTGAACCTTTTATCAATCTGTGAAATACCATTTCTGGTATATAAAATTCATCACCTACATGCATTTCAGTTGGTAACTCATCTTCATATTGTAATGACCAACCTTCACCTTCTAATACATCTATGTGTCTATTTTCTTTATCTCTATGCCAAACTAAATCATCTTCATTTGGGTTATCAAATGTTCTAATATCACCATTATCAGTATATATTACCAAAAGAAGGAGCCTCCGCCACTTAACCCAAGGCTCTTTGCATAATAAGGAAGACGACAAGCCCAATACGCCGCTGTTGTTTTATCATTTTGCATATGACATCTATGTCTTGCTGCAAATGACTTTCGTGCTCCAGGATCATTGAGTTTTACCTTTAGCCCTGTTGTATCTCCCCAAGTCACTTTCTTAATATTCTTAGTTGATGGATCTCTCACATAAACATAATACTTCTTAGGTCCACCTCTTTTTGGTTTGTTTAATTCTGGTGTCTCTTCTTCATCTATCATAGGAAAGTCTAGAGGAACATCAACACCATCTACTTCATCAAAATTTCCAATATCACTATTAAGAAAATCTTCGTCAAGAGGTGTAAGTTCTAGACCCTCTTCTTCATATCTTCTACGAACTTCATTAATTACTTCAAAGTATTTTTCTGAACCATATCTAAAAATAGATTCGGCAAAAGGAATATCTTTTGCAATATGATACTTAATAGATTCTGAAATTAAATGATTCTTAAATGTCGTCATTATCTTCCTCCTCCTCATCTACTAAAACTGAAGGATGCAAAGCAAATCCTGCTTGAGTCTTAATACCTAGATCTTTAGCGAAATAGGTAACACCAATACCAGAAGTCGTTGCCATCTCAAAAGATTCATTTAAGTCTTTTTTAAATAAGTTTTCAAACTCTTCATTTCTACTTGTCATTCTATTCTTTGTACGGGCATCTCTAAGTCTTGATGCATCCATTTCTCTATCGTGTTTTCTTTTAATGTCTTCTTTTTCTCTGGCATGTCTTGCTTTTGTTGCATCCATAACATCACCTTCATTAGTTTCACCTGGAGTATCTTTTTTATACTTCTTGGTTACTTTATCACTACCATACTCACCAGCGCCACCTTCTTCAAATTGAAGAGAGAACTTCTCATCAATGGATAGTTCTTCTTTACGAACATTCTTCCACAAATCAGCATCAGCAGTTGTTCGTGTCTTGCCGCCGGTGATAAATGAATTCACACGAGCATATGCCCATTGTTGTGGTGTAGTACCTGGACGATGACCTGTACGCCACGCCGCCATACCTCTATCATATACTTTCTTTAGAATACTATAAGAGATACCAGACTTCTCTGCTTTCTTCTGTAGACCTTCTAAAGAGTTCTCTTCAAGATACATATATTGCACAAACTCTTCATTGATGTCTCTAGCAGACTTAGCTTGACTAATCCAGTTTTGTGCAAATTTATTACGTGGTTCTTGTTTCATCCATCCAGATATTTTTTTGTAAACAGAGGTAGAAGCGGCTTCAAAATTAGAACCTTCTGAATTATCTACAATAAAGAATTTGGATTTAAAACTATTCTGAAACTTACCTAAATTGTTCTGTACAGACTTCCACATTTTTGTCACTTCTTCATCAGGAAGACTTCTATCTCGTTCAAGATTTCTTTTAAGTGCTGTATCTTCATCTGTGTTGACAAAAATCATAGCAGTTTCATAACCCATAGCTTCTAGTTGTTCTTTTTGTTTTTGAATTTTTTGATAATCTTTACCAGTACCATCAATTACTAAACCAAGTCTACCATTTATATATAAAGAATGTTGTTTTTTAGTAAGAGCCTTAGCGCGATCTCGTATAGTTTTTCCTTTTGTTGAGTAGATATCTTCTGGAGTTGTATTCAATCCAGCATTTTTTAAACCTAATTCAAAAATTGGATCCGAGTTTACTAATTTGAAACCTAACCCTACTAAACCAGTTCTACCTACAATAAACGATTTACCAGAACCAGGACCACCTGCTAAAAATACTGCTTTGAATATACCAGGATCGTTTAAACCTTCATCAAGTTCATATGATTCGTAAAACTTATCTAACAATCTATCACCAAATTTTTCTAAATCAGAAAGCTGGTTGGTTGTGACTGTTTCACCAAACATCTGCTTATACTTCTTAGTATACTTAGATGGTTTGGTTTCAACACCAGCATCGCCGGGAGCTGGCTTATATGCCGCTGGATTATCATCATCCATTTTAGCACTTTTTTTGAAATGCGTATCTCTAGCATCTTTTGTAGACTTTTTCAAACCAGAATAATATTTCTTAGGTTGAGTTCCTTCTTTGTCTTTAACATCAGGATCTTGGGCGACTTCTTCCCAAAGTGTTTCTTCATCTACTTCTAATGGCGCACCAGGATTTTGCGCTCTTAGACGGAACGCTTTTACAATATCTGCCCTTTCTACTCTCTCAATATCATGAATGTTTTCTTCTGGATTTCTAATAACTTTACGAAGCTTGCTACGAATAGTAGAGGCACTAGGTGCATCCATATAGACCGTAGGCATACCTTCTACGTCTACTTTGAAATAAAGTTCATTGATATAGTTATCAAACTGTTCATTTTTGTTAAGATTACGAAATCTTTCTTGTTCTTTTTTTACAATTTTTGGAAGCAGTCTTTTTGCTATTCTAGAAACTAATGGTAGTTTCTTTGCTACTAATCTATCAATACCAATCTTTTCTGAAGGTGATAGTGTTCTATATTGTTTGCCTTTTGCACCAGCAACTCTTTTCTTTAATAATAAGATTGCTGCTTTTCTTGATCTTTTAACTAACTGCGTTCTTCTTGCCATTCTACGTAGAGTAATTTTTCTTTTTCTTGCAATAATAGGTGCAAGTCGTCTCATCTGTAAACGTTTTTTCATTCTTTGTTGTAATGTTAAAGGTTTTCTTTCCTCTGACATTAAATCGTCATCACATGTAATAGGACCTTCTACGGACCAATCAATATCATCTTGCCAATCGTCATCCATTATTTCATCAAATAATTCATCCAGTTCTTCATCGGAAATATCTTCCCATTCTTCTTCAACAGACTCCATTACAGATCTAATAGTGTCATAAACTTTCTTCTTATCAGTTTCTCTTAGTTTAGATGGCATCCCTTGTTTGAATGTGTCATAATCGCCTGCTTTTGCAATACCACGAAGTTTAGAAGCAGACATACCAGCAACACCTTCAGCGTCTGGATCTCGTTCTCCAGCAGACACAACTTCAATCTTATCAAAGTTATAATCTTTGCCGTTATACTTTGCTAGAAATGCTTTAAACTCAGGAACACGATCACTACCAGCAACCAGAATAACTTCTGTGTGTCCCATTTTCTCTAGTTCTTGCATCACCTGAATGATAGTCTTGGCAGAAGACTTAGTGACGGCTTTGCCAAACGACTTCTTGGCAATATCAATTTTCGTATTGTATGGAAGAGGATCTTTCTTAGCATTCTGTGTATGACTAAGAAATATATGTGGCATTGCCCCACGACGTTTAGCCTCGCTGTAAACTTTATCAGCAAGTTTTTCATGTCCGATTGTTGGGGGATTCATGCGCCCAAAGGCGAAAACTGTCTTACTCATTTTATCTCCAGGGTTTTCCTTAGACTTACCTGAACATATTTATAAAAATTAAACGTTAAAACTTTCTCCGCAACCACACTGGGCTTTACTATTCGGATTGACCACCTTTAGATAAGAACCACCGAGTTCTGTTACATAATCTACAGTAGAACCAATAACGTAAAACTCAGCCAGATTGTCAAGTACAATAATGTCATCTATCAACATGCCTTCCTCTACAGTATCAGCAAAGTCCCATTTGTATTGAAACCCACTACAACCGCCGCTGTCTACCGATAAATGAATGTACTTTTTATTGTGTTTCTTTTTCATGTTCGTCAGATACGTCTTCGCTGACTCTGTTATCTGAACTGGGTACATACTTATACTCCTCTGGTACTGAACTCCAACCTACAATACGAAACCATTCTCTTTCTGTGTATCCTCTATTGTTTACTTCTGCCATCCTTTTATCGCATCCGCTGAAAAGTTTGCTTTACTAAATTCCATACGATCTACAAGTTTCACTGCACCACCTTCTAAATGATCAATTGCTACATAACCTTCTTGATTGGTTACCCTAAATCCCGCAGAGGTTCGTAAAAATGTTGGCAGTGAACTTGCTTGATTCAGTTTATTGACAATCATTTCCTTTGCCTTTGTCAGAAGAATTACGACATCATAGATAGTATACAGATCTTTTTGATGTTTGTCAAAATAAATCATCAACTTTTTCATCTTTTCCAATTGGTCTTGTTGACCTTTTGGTGACTTTCTCTTTGATGCTTCTTTCTCATAGTATTCTCTGAAATACTTGACTAACTCGTTTACATGAGCCCGAGAACTGACAATAGATTTGCCAGCACGTACCTTAGAGTTATTGAATGCTTTGAGACGAATTAGAAACTCGTCCTCTCCAGCAATATCGTTTAGTGCAGCCGCTGGTAATTTTTGGAATAATTTACCAGCCTGAGATAGAATACTGGTCAGTTGTTTTGTCTCTGTCTCTGTGAAAGTGGCGGTACCAGATACGTCTTTATATGTAGCATCGTCCATCCACACTGAAGGCACAGATTTCATCTTATTGACAATACCTTTACCAAAAGAAGATTTCATACTCTGGATTGTCTTGCCAGTATATGTAGTATGCCAGACAATACCAATCTTTGCTCTACGAATTGTCTTTGCTAGAGGAGTACCCATAGGAACTGCATAGACGATAGTGTTTGGTTGGAATGTAAGATAGTCTTGACCTTCAATCTTTTCTTTTGATAGGTCTTCACTGGTAAACATCAAATCGCCTTGATAGACACCAGACTTGATACCTAACTTGGAGAATTCTGTGAAAGCAGTAACGAACTTACTTTCTAGTGCTGATGACATTCCTTCTTTCTTGATATCGTCAACAGATTTAAACATCTGCGGATTGATATTGAATAGACCTTTTTTCGCTACAAAGAACTTACCATCTTCTGGATCCACACCTGCAAAAATGGCAGGAGCGCCATCCCACTTAGTTGTAATGTTAATAGATTTAGAAGAGGAACCACTAAGCATATCACGAACGCTGCGGAGAAAAAGAATAGCTCGACGTGTTCCAGTAACCCCTTCATTAAAGACGAGATCTTCGATATGCTCCAAGTGAACATTTTTACCCTCTTTGGATTCTGTTAGGTGTTGTTTGAATTTAATCATCTTCTTATTTCCGTTTTCTATTGTATAAAATTTAATACAACTTACCGAATGGTCCAAACTGAGGACCTTTCTTTTGTGCCAAGAAATACATACTTGTCACAAAATCGTTTAGTTTGGTTTTACTCAAACGATACATTTCATATAAAAATTCAATTTGCATCAACTTACTAACAGCAATATCATTTTTTTTGTTATACATATCGACGATATTGAACACAAAGTCTGTCTTCTGAATTCCTGTATCTGTGTTTCCATGAATGGCATTGAACATTTTTACATACTTGTTTTGTTTTGTTATGAAGTCTTTGCCAGTCTTAGGAAACTTATTGTGATCGTTATTGTAATTGATTTTATAATCCTTCATGAGATCTTTGAGCATTTCCAATGGAACCTTACCAAGTCGTGCGGCTCCTTGTCCCTGTGCAGTTCCCTCTACCTTGAGGTTTGCCATTCCTGCCGAGTTTTGTCGTATCTGAAATTTGCCAACAACATTTGAACCATTCTTGACGAATACTATACTATCGGTTGCACCATCTTGTTTAAGATTGCATTTAACATCACCTAGTACATAAGAAGTTTTATTCTCAAATTGGCTTAGATCAACGTTGACCACTTCCCATAGGGCTGTTTTTCCGGAAAGTTTCTTAAGCGATATTCCGACAACCATATGATTGTTGAACATGGTACGCAACTCAGCGTTCAACTCACCAAGACTTTTACATGCTTTGAGTTTCTTCATCTGTTCTTTTGGTTTTTCAACTATCCATATATCGGCTGGATTCCATGTATCTTTCTTCTTAATACCAAACTCTTTAACCAATTTGCTGATATCTTCCATAAAACCATCATCACGAGAGTATGAATAGTTTGAATTGTTTGGAATCTCTCTAGCAACAGTTATCTGTTGTTGAAAGAATCCTTCTTCCCATATACCATCCATATCAGGGTAACGTTTCTTGAGACCATCATAACAGTCTTTTAGAAACATAGACTTATCTCTATAACCGTTCTTGTTTAATCCCATTTCAATTGCATACATCGAAGCACGTTCTTGTTGAGCAGTAGTGACACCATCAGATTTCTTTGCGATACCTGAGAATGGACTTTTATCTATCTGAGACCAAGTGAATATCTTTCCATCTGTGGTAACAAACACTGGGACATATTTGGATCCAGATTTTAAAATTCTGTCTACACCAGATTGATTCTTTTTGTCTATGGCAACAATCAAAGCCTTCATGTTACTATCTTTAGCATCAATTGTGAATGTACCATCTTTGAATTTGATTGGTTTGTTGCCTCGTATATTGCTTGCTACCATTTCTAAATATGGTTTGTTAAATTTAGACTCGTTAGCACCTAACATTGCCATTGGTAAAACTCCTAATTGATAACTCCGTTATATAGCATTTTTAATTCTAGATATTGTCCAAGTCTACCTTGACCGCTTGTTCCTTTTTCTGGTCTAACTCCTCTGGAAGAACGAATAGCCATTTTCATAGTTTTCTTATCACTAGGGGAGTGAATATCAATTAAATATTCTTGTACAGATTTTTTATTAAGATACGCATGATGATTTGTGACAAGGGGCATCATATCAACAATATCATCACTCTTTTGTTCGGCTGTCATTTTAACTGCTTTAACTAAAATTAATGGAACTTTTTCTTCTTTTCTTTGTAAATTAAAAGTATCCTGAACCCATTTAATAAATGTATCAGTATCCAGATCATTAATAACTTTACAAAAATGTTCTCTACAAACTACTAACATTTCATGATATAATTTATTTGCTTCAGTTTCATTCTCTACAAAATAATCAATATAAAGTTTTGTAACTTTAGAGTTTTTAACATAATTATCTTTTGTTGCAACTTCTTCTATACCAGGCAATTTAGAATAGACTTTATCCCACAAATCATATTGTAAATCTTTTGTATCAATTTTTAATTTTCTATATTGTTTTCCAACGTATGTATTTTTAAGGGGTTCTTTTGATTTTGCAGTACCGGCTTTTAAACTAACACCAATTACGTCTTTATCTTTGAAAAAAACAAAAATATCACCAGCATGATTTTTAGGTACCCCTCTAGGTTTTACTCTATACCCCCATACAACTTTATTAATAGGTTTTGTTGCATGAAGTTCATATAAAAAATTAACAACACCAATAGCATTTTCCATTTTTGTTTTAACGAATCTTTCTTCCATAGAAGAAAGCTTTGAAATAGTTTCTATTACTTTTTCTTGATCTTTAGGATCCCATGACTTTTTAACCTGTGGAGAATTAATATCTAATGTATAAATAAATTTCTTAAATTCTTCTACTGTACTTGGTTTCTTATTTGAGTTAAAAGCAATTGCTGGAAATAATTCGGTTACTGAGGCATTTTGGGTAGTATTAACCCTTTCACCTTCTTGTAAATCATTATACTGTCTAAATCTAAGCACCATATTCTTTGCCTCTCTAATATTTTCTTCTCGATTTCCACCCCATAAATCAAACATTATTAATAACTCCGTAGTGTCCTGTCTCATCCATTGAATAGACAATTCGCTTTATACCATATTTATAAAGACAAGACATACAACCAATGCAAGGCTTACTATTACCCCAAATCCATCCTTCACTATTACCGGATGGATGCTTTGCTCTTGCAACATAAAGAGTCATTCCAGCCAATTCTTTCTTTGTAGGATCTAAATCACTACCAACCGTCTTCAAACCATTATATACAGCATTCGTTTCCGCGTGCCAATAGATCGCTTCATCGTTCTTAGCATGATTTGCTTGAAACGTATGGGACTTGTTCAGATTCATACCATAAGAGATAATCTTGTTCTTATAAACAAGAGAGGCAGCCAAACGACTGCCTCCCGTTGCATCTAGATCCCTAGCCATAATGAACAAGTTGTTCAGAAACTTTAGGTCACGATCGCTCATTCTCACTCTCATCAGTCTCTAGTTGATTCGAATTATCAGACATAGAAAGTTGTCCCTGTGCCTCGTTAAACAACTTTTGAATTAATTGATTAACTTCATTGTATGGTCGGTTTCCAAGATACTGTAAAACTGCATTAATTGTTTCCACTTCAAATTCTAACTTTTTCATTAGATCTTCTCCTTCCAATATAATTCTACTGCCTTCTTATAAGGCACAGTTCTCTTTGTTTTCACCGACTCAACGTCATCAAACACCAATACCTTTCCATCCTTAGCGAACCACTGATGCATATCTTCTAGAACCATTCGTTCTAGATTACCCATCATATGAAAATCTGCTGCAATCATGCTCTATACTCCTTGTTTTTGATGAACAGTCTACGAAACCATTCATGTTTCTCTGAATTCTTTTCAAAGATATTCTGTGATCCATCATTCCACTTGACCATGATAGAGTCTTCAGACTCTCTTACAGTGACGAGTTGGGGGAGAGTCCGATAGAACTCTCCCTCTGAAAACCCGTTACTCATGCCATCTCAACAGCAAGGGCGAGAGCCTCTTGCTTCTTCTTGACACCACCACCGAACCAAGCGGAGTTCATCCGATTGTCCGAGTTACGACCCATCTGATGGTCAACATGGTAGGTAACACCGTTGTACAACTGCCAGAACGTTCCTTCACCCATCTCAGCACCAGGCTGAGTGTCAAGGATGTCTAGGACTGCAGCAGCAGACTTCGACCGTTCCTTACGCTTGGCTTCACCAAGAACAGGAAACAGGCGCTCAAGATATTCTACCTTTGACTCTTCAGTGAACCGCTTCGAAGCGATAAACTCAGCTTGCTTCTTATACTCGGTCAACTTGAACGAGGCGATACCCATCGTTTCCTTAACCTGTTCAGAGTTGAACTTAGTCCGATGGGAAACCTTGACACCATTTTTACTACCCTCACTAAGAGAAAGTGTCAGAGTGTTGTTACAAACCACTCGAATCGGAGTGAACCGAACATCAATGCTCTTACCATACATATGAGGGTTAGAGAACAGCAGATAAGAATCAACACGATCCTTACCAAACAGTTCAAACGACTCATCCTTTACCTTAGCAAGAGCCCACACCATCTGACCACCACGAAGTGAACCAGCAGTATGCATCTCCATGTTACCTTCACTAACGAAGTCGGCGAAGAAACCAAACGCTTCAGCGTTCTGAGTCTCACACCAATCGTCACCAACGACATCGAGAATCTTGTTGTCACTGGAACGAACCAGAACAGACTTACCAACAGCGACCTTTTCGCCATTGACTTCAGCAAACGCCGGAATCTTCTCTACGGTCCAGTCAAGACCAGCTTCGTAAAGCATTTGTTCTGGAGTCAGATCGGGAAGAACCTTCTTACCCAGACCATGCCACGGAACTTCACCAGCGTACGCCATCGTTTCAACCATATGAGCCATGATGTATCTCCTTGTTAGCTCGTTTCATTCAGTATAGTTATCATAACAAAGGTTGGTATTTTTGTCAAGTGAAAAATAAGCAACTGGCAGGATAAATTCCTGCCAGTTTCCTTATTATCCTTGCATCAGACCTTGGAGTTTCTTATAGAGACCCGGCAACACCATCCGGGCGGCCGCACCCTTGGTGACCTTCGTTCGAGACGGGTCCTGCTTTGGAGTATGCAAATTATCAGGCAGATTCTTCCAAGCCGGAAACACCTCTAGTATTTCGGCCGAACGCTTCTTGAGTACGAAATCACAAGCCGCAGTGTGAGACTGTAGTAAATTTCCAGGTGCGCGAAGTTCTGGGAGGACCGTATTGATGTAAACTTCCTCCAGCCATTGTACCCTTTGAACCCGAGTCATTTGCGTGTTTTGAGCCATGATGTATCTCCTTGTTAGCTCGTTTCATTCAGTATAGTTATAATACCAAACTTTGGTATTTTTGTCAACACTTATTTTCAATGATTTGCAACTTTTCGATCCATTGCATCTCTTCAATCTTGCTTTCAAGACTACCCCACAAAGAGGGCATATCAAGATCCTTCAAATGTTTCTGATAACAATCAACTGCATCCTTCGGATTGTCAAAGATACGATTGTCAGTTCCGTTGTACTTCAGCTTCACTACGTACTTCATTGGATATTTCCCTTCACTAGAGTTCCAGCAGATTGAAGCAAATCACCAGCGTGATTTGCTATTTCAGGATTAGTCGCTACAACGTATCCAACGATACAACCTACTACAAACGACACAATTGAGTTCATGATAACTCACCTTTATGTTTGAGTTTACGGATGTAGTGTTTTTTGGAAGACACTACACGTTTACGGTACTTTGGAGTCCGTAAATCTTTCGCGATGTAGTTACGCATCTCATCCTCACAAATCCAGATCGAGATAATCGAAATCCCTGTTGATAATCTCTTCACACTTTCCAAGACTACCATCAGTCTTGACCTTCCGATACGAAGCAGTAAGAAACCGCATATCAGGATCGTGACCTAACCAAGCATCAATCAGAGTCTTGGAATGTTCCACCGAGTCGGTATCTAACTCAACCAGATTACCAGTCTCAGTCAACTCAAACCAGACAACATACTTAGCGCCACTTTCGGAAACCCGAGTCTTCCGCATTTCAGAAAACTTGACACTGGTCAATTCACCGATACTATGACCTACTAGAGACATTTCATTCACTCCTTCGTTCATCATGTTTATATCATAACAAAAGAATTAATTTTTGTCAACAACTTTTTTGCATCTTCAGCATCTTTTTTTGTCTGATACGAAAATATCTCGGTCTTCTCATCACTCTTATCAAGACTAAGAACGACAAGATTCCAGGAATCTTTACCCTTCTCAATGTACGAGATTTTTGTCATCATTCATAAATTATAATGGAAATTTTGTTTTTTGTCAAGAAAAAAATGCCCAACTAGCGCAACAGGAGAAAACTAGCTGGGCATTTCCGAGACTATCGATAGTGTTTACGATGCCTCTCGTTGCTTATCCTCATATACCATATGGTCATAGATTTCCTTGACCTTAATACGAGGAGACATAGAACGAATCGATGCCCGTTCTACGATATCGAAGTCATCTCCACCACGAAGAAGTGACTCCCTTAGTGCTTTGAGAATATCTTCGTACATTCTCGATCTCCTTTAGATATATATATCACTCTTTTCCAATCGTTTCGCAACGGTCAGAAACTCACCATCCTGTCCAAATACTCTTGCTGGATGTCTTCGTTCGGGATCGGCATACCACGATAGCTAGGATGATAGTGCTTTGCCCAGGCGCCTTGTTCCCAATGCGTGATCGCAACCAGTTTCCCTGGCGCCGCACCTTTCAACTGTTCGGAGATTTCTTGAATCGCGTCTAGGTCCTGACCAGGGACGACTGGTCCAGCGGTGTGAAATACATTGCCCACGGGATCTGAACCAAAAACTTTCGCGCGGTGGTACAGCGACGGCTGGACGGGACCATAGTTCGAGGCTTCGAAACCGCCATCTATCAACGGCTCGCCGGTCCGACCAAGCCGAACCATGTGAGCCAAATAGAGCAGCTTTTGAAGCTCTAAATTTGATATTGACCAATCGTTTAGCTCACACAGACGCTTAGCCGCAGAGAACACTGAAACTGTCATCTCTCTCGATCTCCTTTAGATATATATATCACTCTTTTCCAATCGTTTCGCAACGGTCAGAAACTCACCATCATGCCCACCATCGTATCCATTCTGGATCTGCCAAACATGAGTCATTTCATGAGCAAGGAGACAAATGAACTGATGTTCATCGTCGTATTCCTTACACATGCCAATGACAATCTCACCATCCACTTCATCTACACCACAGAAATCGTCATCTGATTCATCAATCCAGAACTCGTCTACGTACAATTCACCATCAAAATGCATGGCATTCAACATGGCAAAATGTGCTTGGACGGTGGTCTGATCGATACGAAACATCTGATTGACTCCCTCGTTCATCATGTTTATATAATACCAGGAATTTTATTTTTTGTCAAGGGAAAAATTGTCCCTAAACAACAGATACACCACTCTTATATACTCCCAGACCTAGACCAAGACCCAGACCTAGACCGAGACCCAGACCTAGACCTAGCCCTAAACCCAGACCAAGACCTAGACCAAGACCAAGACCCAGACCTAGACCAGGACCTAGACCTAGACCCAGACCCAGACCAAGGCCAAGACCCAGACCAAGACCCAGACCCGGACCAAGACCCAGACTCAGACCAAGACCCAGACCTAACCTTCTGTCGAGTAGTTATCATGATTACCTCCCTACCCAGACCTAGACCTAGACCCAGACCTAGACCAAGACCAAGACCCAGACCAAGACCCGGACCAAGACCTAGACCCAGACCCAGACCCAGACCAAGACTTAGACCTAGACCCAGACCTAGACCTAGTCCTAGTCCTAGACCTAGTCCTAGACCAATAGCCACTTGTCATAATTACCTCCCTACCCAGACCCAGACCCAGACCCAGACCCTGGCCCTGACCCGGATCTAGGCAAGTAGCTATCCCGCTTCGTCACTATGACTTGTTCATAACGCCAAAGCTTTCAATAGACTGGACCTGCACGTACCAGCTATCGGTACTGAGCGATTGAGCTTCCTTCCACTTTGTAGAGGTGAATTCCCCCGTTTCATAGACAAGCATCGCATCTTCTAGCTTAACGCAGGTGCTATTCACCCCCACCAGCTTGCCGGTGTAGATGTACACGCCGCACCATAGCGTAACGGTTTGCCCCAGAAGAGAATCAAGACCCTCGTTCTCTACTTCGTTGACTAGTACTTTCATTTTCTTTCTCCTTTGTTCATGATGTTTATATAATACCAGAGATTTTATTTTTTTTCAACCAAAAAAATGCACGGTTTTGAAAAATTTTGGTGTCATATTTTCGAATCCACCACTTCGTTTCAAATTTCGAAACACCCTCTTTAATTTGTTCTCATCAGTTCCATAAGCAATAATTCTGTCTTCACCCAAGATCCCATCGAATTCACGAATTCCATAATGTGGTTTCTTTCCATCTTCAATCGGATATTCTTCAAAAATATACATCTCTCTCACCTCAATGCTGCGAATTTTTTCTTAAAATCGTTTTCATATCTGTCACCAAAGTCGGTATTATCCATTATAGGGCGATCATCAATCATTTCCTCCTGTGCTGATTGTTCTACATCATATAATCTCATCTTACCTCTGTCAACCCCCACGACGAATCTTTTTTTATCGGTTGGGTCGTTAAAACGATTCTTCAACTGTTTGACCATAATCTGATTGAGATTTTCTAACTCTTCACTAGTGACCAAAGCAAACATCAAATCTACAGTAGCAGGTAGTCCAAAAGACTCAGATGTATCTTCAAGCCCAGGATCAGAGTTTGTATAACCAGACCGTGTAGTTTGAGTTGCCGTGACGATTGGGATGTTTTTCTCTACAGATAATCCTCTCATCTCTTCAGCAATTGATTTGATATATGTATAACTATTGACATTAGCACCATACTTTAATCGCATAGAAGCGCAGATATTGAGATAATCAACATACACGATATCTGGAACAAAGTTTCTTTTCAAACGAAGTTCATTCAGTAGATGTCTAAAATGCCCGACACCAGCAGTGGCAGTAGGATATTCTTTGATAATCAATCTACCTTCTGTCTTATCTCTAACTCTATCAACCTTCTTCATATATGCTGCTTTAGGTAGTTCTTCTAGTTCTTTCAATGGTACATCTAGAAGATTAGCATCGATGCGTTCAGCAATCCGTTCTTCTGCCATCTCCATTGTGATATAGAGAACCTTACGATTATCCATTAAATTAGCAGCCGCAAAGTGACACATAGCAAGAGATTTTCCGACACCGGTGCCAGCAAGAATACAAGTTAAAGTTTTCTGTGGAAGCCCACCTTTAGTAATGCTATTAAGATAGTCTAGATCAAACGCAATACGATTTTCTATTTTATGATAGAAGTCATAACGGTCGGAGAAGTCTTCTAGCCAATCATGACCAATGTGATTATCAAAACTAATAGAGAGAGCTTCGGAAAGAATTTCTGGAATTGCGCCCTTTGTCTCCTTCTCTTTTCCATCCATAATATGAATGGATTTCATGATAGCATTATGAATAGCACGTTCCTGACAGAACTTTTCTGTCCTGTCAGTCAGCCATTGTTCATCAATCTCACGTTCTGTGAGTTGGGAAAGATATTTGATACATGGTTCGAAGTCGCTTTCGTCTACTTCATCATTATCAAGTGTGATACCAAGAATCTCTACAGTCGGTAGAGTGTTGTATTCTTCAACGTGTTTCTTGATATATCGATACAGAGTTTTTTCTGTGAAATCATTGAAATACTCATCTTTAAGAAATGGAAGAACTTTCCTCGAATAATTCTCGTTGTGAATGAGATGACTCAGTATCTGTGTTTCCAGTCTCATTTTCTTCCTTTTCATTCAAAGCAGTGATGATAATATGTACTAGAATTCCACCAAGATGATTATTGAAATGAATATTATTTTCAGTCAATTTATGTGGATTTTCTACGAAATCAAAATCAAATTTCAAAGTTGCTTCGTCTTTTTTATCGATTTCTTTTACAGATATTGTATTGTATCTAATGATTGTACCATTATAACGTTTGTCTGTCAACTTAATAGGTACAGTTGATTTACCATCATCTAGATGATCTGCTATCTCATAAGTATCATTATACTGTGAAAATTCTTCAAGATCAATCTTCGGCACTATCCGTCTCACTCTGATCTGTTTCTCCGTAATCGCCAAAAAGTTCTCTTTCTTCTCCATATTTGAATTCCTTTGCAGCAGCCTGTTCTAGTCTTTCCATAATATCTTCTGTAAAAAACTTCTCAGGGTCTGTATTAATTGCTTTAGCAAAATGTTTAGATCCATCAGGAAACTCATAACGAGTTGATACCTTCTTTATAACATCGTACTTCTCAGCAAGTTCAAGGAGACCATAGTAACGATCCAAACCAGTCGTATAGTTCAAACGTACCTCAATCGTCTTATTTGGCTTGGTAAAACGTGACTTTTGTGTGGTAACTTTGATTAGATTACCTTCATCCTTTTCAGTATCTTTATCTCTTTTCTTTGAAAGAAAAAGAATTGTAGAAGCGGTATACTTTAGACCAGAACCACCAGACATTACTTTCGTTGGTATATAAGAACCAACTGCATCATATGTATGGTTTGTAATAATCATCGGAACCTGCGCTTTAGATAAACGTAGACCTAGAGTACGAAACGCAGCCTTAATTACTTGCGCCTTGGTCATATCCCGAGTTTCTTTACCCTCGGTACTATCTTCCATTTCTTTTGTTGTAGATAATTGACCGAGAGAATCAAGAACCATCATCATTGGTGGTCTATTATTTTTGTGTTCTGTGTATCTTTCTAAAACTTGTAACGCATTATGTCGAAACTGCTGAATTGTTTGTGGTTCAGATACAACAATACGATGAATGTCAATACCACGAGTAGACATCATTTCCTGTGTTACTGCTGCTTCAGTATCATAATAGATTACTCCGGCGTGATCGTTTTTTTGTAAAAAGTTATTGACCATTCCTAGAGCAAAGAAAGTCTTTCCCGTTGCTTCTTCGCCAGCGAGAGCAGTGATTTTGTTATTTGACACACCGCCGTAAAGACTGCCACTGATAAGAGCATTAAGAATGAAACACCCAGTATCAACCCACCCAGAAAACTCAGAAGAATTACCACCATCGGATAAAAGATGAGTGTTTTCATCGTTGAGTTCCTTCACGATTTGTTTAAAAAAATCAGACATTATTTCTCCTCAAAAAAAGATCCATTTAGAATCGCTTCAACTTTTTCCATTTGTTTTTGAATGATAGGACCACGATCAGGCCAATGGATATACTCCTGGTTTTGTGTCCTATACAAACTTGAAAGCAGCGGCATAACAATCTTTGCCATCTCATTCACTTTCTGATTGGCAACACTGTCTGCTAGTTGTTTTCGTTCTTCTACGATGGCATCATTATCATATATCAAACTAAGTAATGTGTCAACTTTTTTTTCCATATTTCTTAAACTATCTAACTTTCTTTCAAGTCGTTGTTCAAGCGATGCCAAATCATCTTTAGCAGCAAGAGCAGGTTTATCTGCTCTAACCAAGTCTTCTTCTTCAATGACCTTCTTACGATATGTGTCCTCATCAACGGCTGTAAGACCAGAAGTCCATCCGGTCATATCCATATCGTCCCATATGTTTTTATTAGCCATTAGTCTCTCCAACAAATTTTTCTAAAGATAAAGATTCTTCTTTTTTGGTTGCTTCTATTCTTGCCTTTGCGATTTCATAATAGTCTGAGTCAAGTTCAATGCCTATGAAGTTGAAGTCTCCAATCATCGCTCCACGTCCTGTTGACCCACTACCCATAAACGGATCAAGAGTTGTGCCACCCTTTGGCGTAACCATATTGACAAGATAACGCATCAAGTCAGTTGGCTTGACTGTAGGATGATTGTTCTTTGTTGGTGTCCAACGACCATATGGACTGCCGTCTTCACCGTTCTCTGCTTTCTCCATATGATTTGGTCTAAACTCTGCTGATGCCGTTGTCTTTTCCTCAAAGGATTCTAATCCGTCATTGCGATCTTTCTTTGATGCTTTGGGTACATAAAAGAACCGTGCAACGGAATTTTTATCAGATGGAAATAATTCCGTCACTTCATCAGATCCATCGTGAATAAGATTGGCGGGAAAACGACCCAGAGGATTATCTATAAGAACAGCCTTGATTTCTGATTCGGTTTTCCATATTCCGCCTTTAGGTTTGTTCCATTTTTTAGCACCTTTACCAACTCTACTCTCATCAATATTGATAGCGCCAGTGCCATACTTCAAGACATTCTTAGCGACAGTCTTTTCTTCTAATGGTTTACGAGCAACAGTGATTGGCTCTAGGGCAGGTTTAAGTGCTGTACCCCAACCTTCCCATTTCTTAGAATCGTCTTTTGCAGTTTTATCAATCGCTTTACTGACATTATGAGACTTCGGAAAACCACTCCCATACACCCACGCAATCATATCACGAATTTCAAATCCAGCATCTTCGATACGAACTGCCATACGGTGTTGCGTTCGTGTTCCTGAGAATGCGAGTAGATATCCACCGGGTTTTAGAACACGCAAACACTCTTGCCAAATTTCTACTGATGGAACGTCATAATCCCACTTCTTACCCATGAAGTTAATGCCATAAGGTGGATCAGTGACAATACTATCTACACTATTTTCCTCCATTGTTTTAAGAACATCCAAACAATTTCCATTATGTAAAATTGTTTTTTCCATTCAACTTATCCTCTTATTAATTGTTACCAAGATTCCATTGGGTAAACCCAATCCTGGTCCACAAGAAAATATCGTGACCGAGAACGTGGCGTCCGCGCAATCTTGGAACACATCCAATCGTCATTATCAAGCTTATCGCCGCCCTGTTGGGCGCTGAAAAGCTCTAACTCGCGATAACGATTGGTAAAATCTTCCTTAGTGAACCAAAAATGTACATTTTCATTGTTCATGTTAATACCAAAGAATACTAATCGGTCCCAATCCTTTCCAACAGATACGTGATTCAGCATAAACTGGTTATGCTTCGTCGCATTTCCGTTGTTCGGTAACTGTTGGGCAAGACTAAACTTAATCTCAACCTTCTCATTACCGATGATACAGTCATGGCCGGCATTCTCACGGGGGTTAACCCTAATACCCAGAATCTTTTCAAAATACGCAGATACTACCTCTTCTCCGAAGCTACCCTTCTGATTGTTATTCAGAAAAACGTAATTTTCATACAGAGTTCCAACCCAAGGATCAACCTTGCGTTGGATAGGGCTGATAGGTCCACCATTGTTTTCAAAAAGCATACTCAGATCTGTTGACATTTCATTCACTCCTTCGTTCATCATGTTTATATAATACCAAAGATTTTATTTTTTGTCAAGTAAAAAAATCCTCCAAGTTGTTTTGTTTCTCAGCATTCCAACCCATAGCATCAAGAATAATTTTGACTGGATCTAGAAAAGTTTTCTCAAGCTGAGTATCATAGTCAATATATTGTGCCAACTCAAACTCTTTTGGCAACACAGTTACAAATCCTATAACATTCTCCATGATAGGATTTGGCATTTTCAGATATAGAAACTTCATCTTGTTACCAGATTGAATTTGTTCATACTGACCAGTCAATTTAAGTTTTTTCAGTTGGTCATTGTACAATAAAGCAGCACGAACATGAATTGGTGTACCAGATTTATATAGACTTGAGCTATCTTCAAACTTTCGAACATCTGATACACCACGAGGGAAGGCGATTTCTTCTGGTGTTAGATCCATCCACTTTTCTCGTAACTCTTCAATCCATTTCTGAACTTCATCTTCACTTTGAGTTACCACCTTCTTCAGTGTATCCATAATCAATTCTTTGACTATCTGCGGAGTAGAAGAACGAACGGCTTCAATACCAGTCACTTTCAACTTTGGTTCAGCAAATCTCACACCTTCACTGTCCCATACATGTGCAATGTATCGTTTCTTCGCTGTCCAGATGGCTTTATCGGCGATGATTTCACGTTTCATCACCATCTTCTGTTGTGGTGCTTTCATATAGTCAGCAAGATGTTGATATCCTTTATCTAGATGTTTCTCAATTTCTCCTGATGCTTTGTTTAGAAAGTCTACGATCTTTGTCTTGTTTGTCTCATTTGGTAGTATCTTCTGTACCAATGGACTCATGTTGAGATACACAGAATCGGTATCAATCGCAATCACATAGTCTTCGTTAGTCTTCAGTATATTGTTTAGATATTCATTAAGAATCTTCTCAGCCCATCGAATAGTATACTGACCTGATACAGTTATTGCCTCTGCAACACGTTGATCAAAATATCTGAAATATTTATTTGCTAACGCTCCATAGAAAGAGTTCATTGCAATCTTGATAGCCATCTGGTTGTTGTCGAGAATGGATATCTCTCGTTCAATACTTTTAGATTTTTCCTTCTCATATCTCTG